ACAGGTTCTACAGACAAGACTCGCGAAATCATTACAGACTTTTTTAAGGCAAAAGAAATTCCTGGAGAACTGTTACAGCACGAATGGCGTGATTTTGGCCACAATCGTACGCTAGCACTCCAGGGAGCTTTTAAGAAGGCGGACTATATTTTTATTTTTGATGCCGATGACACAATTCACGGCACAATCAAGATCCCTAAGCTGACGCACGATTTTTATAAGTTGAAGTTTGGATCTGGATTCACATACTATCGTCCTCTTATCGTGACGGCCCACAAGCCAACAAAATTTGTTGGTGTCCTCCACGAGTATCTTAGTTTGCAAAATGGTCTTCCTTCAGAAGGGGTCATTGATGGTAATTACTACATTGATTCGGGTAAGACTGGATCACGTAGTCGTGATAAGGATAAGTATCTGAAAGATGCTATGGTTCTGAAAGCCGCGTTCCAAAAGGAGGTAGAGGCTGGCGGTGGGCTTGCGAATAGGTATGCTTTCTATTGTGCCCAAAGTTTCAAAGATGCAAATAAACCGGACGATGCGATTGAATGGTACACTCTAGTTGCAGATAAATTGAATAATTGGGTTCAGGAAAGGTATTATTCATGCTTGATGTTGGGGTTTCAGTACAAGGCCAAAGGAAACTTTCTAAAGGCATTGGAGTACTTTCTGAAGTCTGAAAATTTTGATTCCGATCGTGCTGAAGGTATCATTTTTGCCACCGATTTGATGAAAGATGCTGGCCTTCATTCATTAGTATTACTTCTATACGAGAAGCACAAGAACTATAACAAAGATCCGCAAGATAAACTGTTTTTATTCCGAGAATTTTACGATGACGTATTTGAGTTTAATGCGAGTGTAAGCGCCTATTGTGCTAATAACCGCAAGCTATCTTATCAGTGTAGCAAGAACATCATTCTGAATAATATTTGTAAACCTGAAATCAGAGACAAAACGTTCAAGAACTTGAAGTTTAACGCTTCCGAACTGAACGATGATCCAGATACGCTTGATTTATTTTATCACTTAACAAACTACATCCATATTACCAATGAGCCAAAAGAAATGACAGTTCTGTGGAACATGCTCTTCAAGAAGAATCGTGCGCTACTCACTAAGCCGTCTAAGTTTAAGTTTAATGCCAGATCAACAAACCAGGTGTTTCTATCTATGACATCATGTAAGCGTCTTGATCTATTCACTGAGACTATGAATTCTATGCTGAATCATTGGACGGATGCCGATAAAATTGATTACTGGTTTTGTGTTGACGATAATTCGTCTAAGGAAGACCGTCAAAAAATGAAGAAGATGTATCCTTGGATGACATTTTACCATAAAACTCCGGAAGAGAAGGGCCATCGTGAAAGCATGAACATCATTTGGAATAAGCTGAAACAATTGAAACCCAAGTACTGGATTCATATGGAAGACGATTTCTTGTTCCATGTAAAGCGATCATATGTCCAAAATTCTATTGATTTCTTGAAGTCTCAAACAGATATCAAGCAGGTTCTCTTTAATCGGGGGTATGCCGAAACAATTGACGATGTGGTTATTCGTGGTTATCTTCCTTTAACTCCCGGGTTTGTAGTTCATGAGTACAAGCATGGGGATTTCCCTTACAAGAACTGCCATTATTGGCCACACTACAGCTTCCGACCAAGTATGATTGATGCTGAAACTGTTTTGAATCTTGGAAACTATGACAGTTCTAACACCTTCTTTGAAAGGGACTACGCAGAAAAGTGGGTTAATGCCGGATACAAGTCTGCATTTTTTGACATGGTATGCTGCCGACACACAGGGCGTCTTACAAGTCAGCGCAATGATAGCAGTGTAAAAAACGCGTACGATCTCAATAGCGAAAATCAGTTTAACTCTTCCATGCCGATAAAGATTGTAAATCTGAAGCGCCGCCCGGATCGTAAAGAACGAACCAGGAAAACATTAGTAGATGCTGGAATAACTGAGTTTGAGTTTATTGAAGCTGTTGACGGTAGAGAGCTTAAACCGACACAAGAACTCAAGAATCTATTTTACGGAAACGATTTCAATAATCGCCGTTCATTCTTCGGGTTTTCACTCAGTCATTTTAACTTGTGGAAAAGGCTTATTAATGACCGAACAAATGATTATTACGTGATCCTTGAAGATGATATTACATTAACCGATAACTTCAAAGTGAAGTTTGACGCGCTAAAGCCCCGGCTTCCTACATTTGAATACTTAGTTCTTGGGTATCATATGTTCACTCCGCATAGAGAGGCTACTAAGAATATTTATATGGTACAAAACAATAGTAATTTTGATATTAGTCCGTTACAATCAAATCTATACATTGGCGGGTTCTTCGCATACTCTATCAACAAGAAAGGTGCACAAATTATGATTGATTATGTTGCTAAAAACGGGATTAAACAAGGACTTGATTGGCTTATTAAAGTATGCAAAGAACTACCGTCCACTGAATTGCGACCACATATTGTTTTCTCCAAGTGGTACGAGAAAGTAGGACAGGATATTGATACCGATGTACAGAAAGATCTAAGTACAATGGATTTCAGTGAAATTGAGGATGAAGATAAGTTTGAATTCATAAAAGGTCTTGATCATATGGGTGATGACCTGTTTTTTAACCGCGTACCGATAGAAGAAGCTAAGCGTTTGGCCCTTGAAAATCCTAACTGTGCTGGTTTTAATACTCTTGGATTCTTCAAGAGTAAAGTTGATAAAAACATTCTAAGCACCTCTGCATATTTTGGCCCAGACGATGGGATTTATATTAAAAAGGTCATAGAGAAACCGTCATCTAGTAAAACCAAGATTAAAATGCTGGGGTTCTGGCAGACGCCAGAACAAATGGCCGAGGAGTTTGGAGTGATGCCAACCGATGATTTAGAACTCACTTGGAAAAACGATGAGGATTACACTGTTATAATCAGTATGCCGCGCACCGAAGATGCATTTATTCCTGAAAAGACCCTTATTTTCCAGATGGAGCCTTGGGTGTATGATGACTCCAAACCATGGGGAGTAAAGACTTGGGGGAAGTGGGCAACTCCTGATCCTTCAAAGTTCTTTCACGTGAACGCACACCGTAATTTTCTCAATCCTGCTCAGTGGACTTTGAAGGGTGATCTTGTAAATTTCCCCCAGAAGAAAGATGATGTGGCAATTGTTCTGAGCCATAAGACGAATGATGTTGGACATAATTTACGTATCCAGTTTCTGCGTGATATGGAGACGATTGATGTATATGGAAAGGAGAACTATCACAAGCTTTCAGCATACATCGGTCCAGTCCCAGATGATAACCGGTATAATGTATACTCAAAATACAAGTATGTTCTAGCGGTAGAAAACAACTCCGAGTTCAATTATGCTACCGAAAAAATATGGGAAGCATTGATTTGCGAATGCTTGCCATTCTACTGGGGCTGCCCGAATCTTGAAACATATATTGATCCTAAAGTCTTCGTACGTCTTCCGCTTGAAGATGTTACAGAATCTATGCGTATTGTTGAACGGGCTGTTCGCGAAGATTGGTGGTCTCAGCGTATTGACGCGATTCGGACCGCTAAGAAGAAAGTCATGTCCGAGCTTGGACTATTTCCTCTAATTAAGAAGATCATTGAGAAGCGTAGTTTGTATATTGGATGTTGTGTGAGAGACTGCGGGAAATATTTGAATTTAGTCTTTCAAAACATAAAGAAGATAACTGAGTTATTTGATAGTTACCAAGTTGTTGTCGCTTATGACGAGTCTACCGATAACACATACTCTGAATTGGAACGTCTAAGCGAGCAGTTTGATATTAAGATGATCCGGGCAAATGGAAACTCATCTGTTCGGTGCGAGAACATCTCTAACGCTCGTAACATGATTCTGGATTATCTAAATGGGCGGGACTACAAGTACCTTATTATGATGGATATGGACGATGTATGTTCTCACCCAATCGTTATTCCAACTCTCAAGGATGTTCTGTCGCGCGACGACTGGGACGCAGTTTCTTTCAATAGACATTCATACTATGATGCATGGGCATTGTCTATTGATCATTACCGTTTCAGTTGCTGGAATTACGGACAACATAGTTGGCTACAAAGGGTAGAACCAATGCAGAACTATATCCATAAAAAGATTTCACAACTGGATAGATCTGACCTTCTAGAATGCGATTCAGCTTTCAACGGATTTGCAATTTATCGCCCTGAGAAGTTTATAGATTGCCGGTACAGCGCAAATATTGAGGATTCACTTCCGTATATGCGTCCAGATGACATGAATGGTGTTGACTTAAGTAAGAAAGAAGAGTGTGAACACAGGCCTTTCCATCTAAAGGCTGTTCAAAAGAACGGAGCACGTATTCGTATTTCTCCTCTAATTCTATTTGACGAGAATATTGAGAAGCAGTGTCAGTACGTATCTTCTCGCGGAATCCTGAGCGCGTGTGATGCAAAATCGTCTACGCCAGTATCAAGTATCCAGTCTTTACTCAACTACGATTGGAATAGATTACATTATGGAGCAGCTTTGTATGTGTGCTCCAGTGCGATAAAAGAGTTTTCTAAGATGTTGGACAAGATTCCCCATAAATTCACTTTAGTTTCGGGCGATTGTGACGAGCTGGTTCCGAATGATTGTTTTAGTGACAATGACCAATTCATAAAGTTTATTGAGAATGATAAGATTGTTCATTGGTATGCCCAGAATTGTGTTGGGAAACACCCGAAACTATCAGGAATCCCGATCGGGTTAGATTATCATACGGTGAAAAATCAGGATCATCCATGGAGTCCTCAGATGACCCCTCTTCAACAGGAGAACCAAATTTTGGCGCTGAACAAGGAGCCGTTTTCCGATAGAACTCTGGGATGTTATTCTAACTTTCATTTTACGGTACAGGGCCGAAAGTTTGGGAATGATCGTATTGACGCTATGCGAAATGTACCGAAAGACTTAGTCTTTTACGAACCCAGACTTCTTCCTCGCCTGGAGTCTTGGACGAATCAGGCCAAGTATGCGTTTGTCTTGTCTCCGCAGGGAGGTGGTCTTGATTGCCATCGTACTTGGGAAGCTCTTTGCATTGGGAGTATTCCCATAGTAAAGACATCGCCAATCAACTATTTGTTTGAAGACTTGCCTGTTCTCATCGTGAACGAGTGGAAAGATGTGACGAAAGAACTACTTGAAAAAACTGTATTAGAATTCTCAACACGCAAATTTAATTATTATAAGCTGAAATTAGGATACTGGATGGATAAGATTAGATCGTGAGAATTGTCTTCTCTTTAGGGTGTTCGGGTAAAGTTCCGGCCGCTCTATGAGTTTGTACCGTATTCCAAATTTCACGAAAGCTATCAAGGTTAGTTGAGAGCCATGTCCGATCACGCGGAACAGTTGAAAGACGGTACTTTTCAAATACCCAGTAAACTGTAGTCCACCACTCAGTTTCCAAAGTAGGCATCATCTCTTTTCGCCAAATTGCTACGTCACGAGTATCTTCAATATCACGATACACAACCTTCCCACTTTCGTCAATCGCAAACCAAGATTTATACTGAGCGGTAGATTCCAGCCATTCAGAATAAGTTACCTCTTTGAACTTGATTTCAATATAATCGCACTCTTCCATATCGGTACACTCCAACTGTAACTGCATTTGGTGATAATATGTTGATGGAATAGGGGTATCATTGGAGAAGTCGCGGGAAATAGGGCACTTGAACTCTACAAGCTTACCGTACCGGAAATCATTCTTATCAGCCGTGACAATAATTCCATCGGGAGACGCACCAAGGAATGGGTGGTCACGGTGAGGAATACACGTCGTATCCACTATATCAACTCCTCCTTGCAAATATGTCTTGTAAATATGCTTAGCAATAGGTTCAAACCGAGTTCCCCACATAAGAGCCTTCGGGCCAAATCCAGCTTGATTCGGTGGCCTTGGAATAAGTTTGGACATCACAATCTCATGTTTCAGTGCAGGAGAGGCATCTTTAACGGCTTTATAAATTTCAGAAGCGGTTAACATCTCGCCACGTTTTGTATGCCATGCGTCGGTGCGCTGATCATCTTGACCATAAAGAAATAGGATCTGTTCTACTTTATCTAAGTCCATTTATCTCAGTACACTTACCTTAACTAAACCCGTTTTCAGGGTAGATATGAAGTGTAGTAAATGGAAATCCAAAGCCAGGAACAGTGGGTACTTTATCGCCTAGAGCGATTTTACAACGATAAGAATTCCGAGCGTGTTCGCGATATATTGTCTGGAAAGTCCAACTTATCTCTTCGTCTGATTGATTGGTTTGTCACCAATTACGCAAAGAAGTACAATATTTCATACATGTCCAAGACCAATAAGCATATCATTGTTTACTTGTCATACAAGTCTCACCTAAAGGCCTACAGTAAGAAGATGTTTGATCCTTTCTGTCGGTGGAAACGCATTAAGTTCCGAGAGATGGATACCACTGTTGGCCAGCTCAATTTCTTTGAATGGGCAATTTCTGATGAGGTACTAGATTACCTTGAGAAGAACCGTGAGGCTATTCATGCCGATATGGAGACACGTCTACATGAAGCCAAGGAAACTGATGGACCTAAGAAGAAGCGACATGAACTTTCTCGGTCTGCCACGAAGTCAATGACCCATCATGATGTGCGTGTAACTGTAAAGTTTGATTAACTTGATACTGAATAATGTACTCTATTCTAAAACCCAACTATATCTACCGAGATACCTCAGAAGATATAGCTGATCACGATGATGACTACGATGCTGAAGAATGGCATTATAACGGCCGAGATGTGTACCGCGGTTCTTTAGACCGGTCGTTTGACTGGAACGTGTACTCTCTATACGACG